TCAATTGACCAGTTGTAGGATCAAACCCAAACTGTGATGCACCAAAGCGAGTGGTAACGCCAACAGGACGAAACTTCTGTGCTTCTGCCGCTGTTGCCGCCGCATCCCTCATTGCTTGAGCAGATATTCGTGCCGCTTCTACATTGGCTTGATTGGTCAACAAACCACCAGCAGCACTCACGCCAGCAGTAACCAATCCTTTTGTTAGGCTTGGATTTTTCTTAAAGAAGCTAAGAACATTTCCAACTGTTAGCCCAGATTGATTTGCTGTTTGTTGTGCTGCTTGAGTAAGTGCGGCATACGCATCACTGATATTTTGAGTACCACCAGCTTCTTGCGCCAACTGATAAATCAATTGCTGTTCTTCAGGAGTGTAATTAAAAGGAGTGGTGTCCTCTAGCTCAGTCGCAGGAGCATTCATCTCATCATCGTAGGTTGCCATATTTCCTCCAGTATTTCCAGTAATCGGTGTTTGTGGTGTTGGTGTGGGTGGTGTGAATCCAGAACCATCGTCAATAATGTCTTTTGTATCAAATGATGATGCAGTTGTGTCCACCCCAAAAGGAGCCAACTGATTCTGCAAATCTTGTTGTCCAGCAAGAACCTGTTGTTCAGTAGGAACAGTTGCAACAGAGCCTGGAATAAGTGAATCAACTTTAATGTTGGAAACGCCACGAATCAATGCTTGTTCACCAGTTTGACCAGCAAGTAATCCAGCAGTAGTTCCAGCCGCCACTTGTCCTGCAACAGCAGAGCCAGTTGCTTGGGCGGCAGTGCCACCAGCAAGACCAGCACCAGAACTGATAATCCCAGACTTAACAGCTTCTTCTGGAGGCTTGCCAGCCAAAAGATTGGTTGATGTGCTAGAGACAAAATTGTTTATTGCACCAGGATCACCAACAAGATAACTTCCAACAGCACCACCAGCAGCGCCAATAACACCAGCTTTCAACGCTTCTTCTGGAGACTTTCCTTGTGCAACTTGTAGGGCGGCATTTGCTATACCAGTTCCAACTGCCGTAGCCACAGCCGCAGATGTTGCCGCTGGAAGTAGTCCAGCAGTTATCATCTGTTGACCAATAGCCGAACCAACACCTGGAGCCGCAACACTCAGAGCAATTGCCGCAATCAGTGGTGCGTTTTGAGACAGGCTTAAATCTTTGTCTAGTTGGGCTAAATTCTGACTTACTGATTTTTCAACGGGTTGAAGAACATTTGTTACTTCACGGCTAATCGCAGTTGTTGGGTCTATGCTTGCAAGAAAAGAACCAAACGGGTCATTGCTTTTTGGTGGTACATAATTTCCATAAACTACGTTGTAACCTTGCAATTTCATTTGCTCGGCTTTTAAAGACTCTTGCCAATATGGGTCAGAGCCTCCTAAACCACCAAGTGCCGTCATCATTGGGTTGTAATTTCTTACTCCAGCACCCGTGTAATATGTATTTCCAGCTATTGTTCCAGGTATCGTCAATGCCATATCAAGCCCCCAATGCCAAAAGAACCTGCAAGCACTTGCAAGTTACATTGAGATTGTTTTGTACTGCTTTCATCAAACAGTGCCGTTAGCCACAATGTTGCCCAACACAGTCAGGTTGCCTGAACTGTCAATCTTCATCACATCTGTTCCTGAGTGACGAATAAGTAGATTAGACCCACTCTCAACAAAGCTGAAGTTTGTGAAGGTTCCATCTGCCTTGGTTGCAATGGCAGTGGCAATGTTGGTGAACTCAGTATCAATCTCAGTTCCCTTGACAACCTTGCTTGCATTCCCTGGCGACAAAGCATCTTTAGCCGCAAAGTTGGTGGTTTTGGTGTAATTTGCCATGTTTCTTCCTTAAACCAGTTTGCCATTCTTGGCTTGTATCTCAATCTTTTGAATGCTCACAGGATACCCATTGATCTGCACTTCATAACCCGTCTGCACAGTCTTGCCAGAGCCTGATGTTTGACCAACCAAGGTCTGCAAAGAAATGCCATCTGAGTAGTAAGCAACAGGAACACCATTTGCCCCATACTCAGCAGTACCATATTCAGCAACAGTAGACTGAGGAATTTGCAATGTGGTGGAGTAATACTGACCCGTGAAGTCATATCCCCACTTGATGATGAATCCTTGGCTTGAACCACCAATCACCACCACAGCAATGCGCTTCAGGATGGATGTGACATTGGGCTGTCCCAAGTCAGCATAAGTCGTGAAATACTGCAATCGGTATGTGCTTGCATGGTCAAGGTAAGTCCCATACTTGCCCACATAACCATTCTTGCCAATCAGCAAGTCTCCATTGCGTTTAGCAAGGAAAGCAGTTGGAGTGATGGAATCCCACACAGTTACCCGTGAAGAACCATCTTGCAAAGCCGCTTTGGTGTCAAAGCAGTAGGTCTGCGTTGCAGTTGGGAAGTTAATCAGGTAGAAAGCATTTGACTCTGAATAGACTGCTTTAATGTTTGCCAATGTCTCAGCATTCACAATCGTCATCAAGTCATCGCGGACATTCTTAGACAAGTCACGCAAAGGAGCAGACTTCTCTTGAATGGTTCTGAGCAATGACCGCACACCACTGTTTGACAAGAACACCACATCACTGCCTGTGTTGGCAATAGAGTCTCTTGCAATGCAACCAATGTTGCTGATAGTGTCGCTCAGTGACAGACTTGATGGGGTAGTCGCATTTGCATAAATCAATACTTGACGCTTGCCAAAGATAAACAAGAATCCATTGTGAGCTGCCAACCCTGTAATCTCATCAGACCCATTGGGCCACACCCGTGAGATGTCCAAAGAACCAGCAGTTCCTGTTGACCAGATGTGCCCTGCCAGCAAGTCAGAGAAGTAGACAGTTACAGTGTCAGCAGTGCTACTAGCAGTCCACAAGCGACCATAGGCAGAGATAACAATGTTGGTTTGTGGAGCAGTCGCAACATAACCGCTTTTCTCGCTCACACGCCTATATGTGGTGGTGCTTACAGCAGGGTCATAGATCAGTGGGTCATACCCTGACTGAAAGAAATATGTGATTCCATTCAAAGAAGCACAATGCCAGTTGCTTGCAGTAATGGTGGGGCCAGTACCTCCCCCCCCATAGGTCAACTCAACAACACTTGTCCCACTCAGTTTAAACAGCTTGTTGTTTCCAGCGAACAGAACAGTCAAAGTGCCATCAGTCTGAACCAACTCATGGATGACTGTTACATTATTTGCACCAAGGTTGCCAGAGGATGTATTTACCCTTGAAAAGCCTTTACGAGAGCCAATGCGACCATATTGGTCAATTACGCAGTTTGTGGCAATCGCAGCGTATCCAGCCGCTAAATCAAGCGGAGAGTCTTGTGTATTGAGTCCAAAAAAGCCTGGAGCCGATACAGAAAAGGTCTGGATTTGCTGGCTCATGTTGATACAAATTGCTGATTTTCTGGATACCGATTTGCCTCTAAAGCAATGTAGTCGGAGAGCATGGATCGGAATAGTGTGTATGCCTCTGATGAAGACAACCCACCATCTTCTCCACGCTCAACCAATGCCCTAGCATACGCACCTTGAGCAACAACTACATCAGGCACAAGCACAACAGTGCTGTCAGATGCCAAAGTTGCCTGGGGTATCGTCAGACTGAATTTCAGTGTGTACACACCATCAGGAATTGGGAACAAGCTGACTTTGGTGTCGTAAGAACCATCTATTCCATCAAAAGTAAATTCTGTAGGAATTGAGTTGACCAAGGGCAAGAAGTTCTGTTTGCGGTTCATGTCCACAAATGTGATGTTAGTCAAACCAACATTACTGGTTGTATTGATGGCATCCATCACCTGGAACTTCTGACCAGCACCAGTGAGTGAATATGATGGGGTTGAAGCCACAGTAGTCACAGTGATGGTTTGCCCCAAAGAATTCCAACCAAAGGCATCTTCAACCTGACGCTTTGTGTCATTGACAAACTTGGCAATCAGAGTGGAATAGGTGGTTTCGTTGTAAGTGGTTACAACAGGTTCACGCAAGCGAATCAACACATCGTTTACAAGTTCTAGTAGTGTCATGCTCTAGTCAACCCTTCTTGTTCAAATGTGGCGATAAAACTGAATGTGCTTGCCGACTGAGTAGTTATTTTTATCTTGTCATCTTCTTCTAAAACAATGTAGGCATTGCCATCAAACTGCAAATATTGTTTTGATGTGAAATCGTAATTAGTCAATATATCAAGCGTTGTATTAGCACTTGAGTCAAACCACTGCACAGTTATATGCTTGGTAGAGCCGCCTGTATTGTGTATATACATTACAGTAAATTTGGCGTAATAGCCCTTTGGACAGGTATAGACTGTTGTGTCTACTGCCGCTGCGGGACTAACACCAACTGATAATGCTCTCATTTCGCCTTTGCCTTGTTCCTTGCGGATATAGCTTTAGCTTTTGCCTTTGCGTCAGCCTTGGAGTTTGCACCCCATGCCTTTAGCGAAAGAAGCAGTCTCGTTGGTTCACCATTCTTGAACTCAGGGCCATCATTGCCACCCATACGAGCCAAGAAACTTGCCCTGCGAGGGTTGTCCCCCGACTTTACTGGTGCTTTGAGATTGCCACCAGTTGCCGCATTATAAGATGATCTGCCCTTGGCATTCAAGCCGCCTTTTGGATTTTGACCAGCTTTTGTTTGCCAAACAGGAGATTTCATCTACTTCACCTTTTTAACCTTCTTTGCAGTCTTTGCAGCTTGTTTAAAGTCAGCAGCAGTAGGCGCACCCTTGGCCCCTACCTTACGCATCTTCTCGCCAGAACCAGCCTTGATACGGGCTTGTTTGGCATTGATGTTGGCATAAAGTCCAGGTTTCATTTCTTGGCCTTCTTCTTAGGTCTTGCCATGCCAGCCTCAGACAAGGCAATGGCAATTGCTTGCTTACGGGAAGTCACTTCTGGCCCCTTTTTAGACCCAGAATGCAAAGTTCCTTCTTTGTACTCACGCATGACTTTGCCGACCTTTTTAGCCGCTTTGGTCATTTTCATGGCATTTCCTTAGTAAAGAATCTTAGCCGTGATGGTTCCAGTGACATAAACAGTGCAATTGGCTCGTAGATATGTCGGTGCGTTTGCAATTGTTACGATGCCATTTGCCGTCAATGCAGTACCAATTGTTGACCAATTCGTGCCATCTAAGCTACCTTGCAAGGCAACAGTTGCACTGGTGATACCAGAAACTTGTAGGAATGCAGGTTGACCAGGATCTACTTGAACTGCTGTAGATGCGCCAGTTGCAACAACTGCATTTAAAAGAGTGATAGGGGCGGTTAAAGATGACATTATTTTGCCTTTTTAGCTTTGTTCATCATGTTGGTAGCAGTACGACCACCACGCATAGGCAAGCCTTTTGGTTTACCAACAGCAACCATAATGGTCACAGGAACACCCTTTTTCTTGCCGTACTCTTTGGCTTCTTTCTCGCCTTTTTCAGAGTAGGGAAACTTCTTTTTTCCGACCATAGGCATAGCGTTCTCCTTTATTTCCAGACACGATCAGCAACAAAGGTAATCGCACCGCCCATGAATGAAGCGATAGTCATACCCATCCAAAACCCAC